GAATCATTGTTGGTTGTGAATTATTTAGAGACACAGCTGATGAAAAACCATTCGCAACAGGAGAAGCGAAAGAAGTCATTTCAGATCGTGGCGTTAATCGTGACTTTGCGCTTGAGAATTGTGCTACTTCGGCTCGTGGGGTTGCATTTAAGGTGGCTAACATTGGTACTGAAAAGCACGGAGCGAGCAGAGAAGAAATGGCTAGGGTTGTAGAAAAAACTAATTACTCACCGCCTGGCACACGTGCTAGAGCTGTAGAGGATGTAATACGTGCATCTTTTGCAGCTGATAACAAAGAGCCGACAGTGTGGTCAGTAGGTGAAGTTAGTAATGTAATACCGTTTGCACCGCCTGCTGCACAGAGTTGTAAACATGGCAGAATGAAATTATTAGAAGGCCTAAGCAAAACCACACAGAAGCCTTATTACGGTTATGTATGTCCTGCACCAAAGGCCGAGCAGTGTGCTCCTAAGTGGGCAAAAGTTTTAGACAACGGCACCTACTGGTTTCCATCCGATGCAGAAGAAGGCAAAGGGGGTGAATGATGGGATATGTAGAGATTATACGTGATGGGTTTACCTTACGTTATGAAAACGATAAGAAAACCCTCACGCAATCAGTTGATCTATGTATGGCTTGTAATGACGACAGGCTTATACATTCTGGTGATTTTCTAGTTTGTACTCAGTGCCACTGTAGGCAATAGGATATTATCATGGATCACCCACGATTTAGGTGTAATGGCTGTAAGCGAGACACAGAGTTCCTGTGGCTTGATGAGCTAGATACGCCCGAAGGCTTTAAAGCTTATCAGTGCATGGATTGTGGGTGTGTAGGTATCAAGAATGTAGTTGAGGCTTTGCATGTACCAGACGACGATATATGCAGATGCGGTAAGTGTGGTGGATGGATGTTTGCAGCCGTGGCCTGCCACACTTGCAGTTTAATTAGCGCTAAATGAGTAATGACATTGATTGGCCTGCACAAAACAAGCTGAGAGAGCAGTGGTTAATAGATAATCCAGATGCTAAGTATTTAGGATGGGTGAGTATATGAATGAAGGTACTGGCTTTAGTGAGACATGGTTAGATGATGATGAATTAGTTTGCACGTTTTTCGCCATGCCGTCTGACCTGCGGTTATCTTACAGGATTTGACTCTATGTGCTACCCTAAAAAGCGTTCGATCTTAAATCGAAAAGCTGAGTCGCCAACGGCTAGACTCGGAAGGCGCAGAGTTTGGCCAATCCTTTGTGTAATGGTATTTACTTTACTCTTTTCAAAAGATTATTCTGTTGCAGCTGATAATTACAAACAGAGCTATAAACAATATGCTTGGATCTATTTAGATTATGATATAGATGAATTTGACTGTTTAGATAAGCTTTATACAGCTGAGAGTCAGTGGAATCCTAAAGCACGTAATGGCTCACACTATGGCATACCACAAGGTAGGTCTAAGTGGTTAATTACTGCATCACCTTATGCACAGATTAGGTGGGGTATCAAGTACAATGTAAACAGGCATGGCACTATGTGTGCAGCTTATGAGCATTGGATATTAAAAGGATGGCATTGACAGGCAAGCGTGCAATAGGTAGTGGCAAGTGGAAGAAACTACGGCTAGAGATATTGGCACGTGATGGCTATACATGTGCGGTGTGCTTTGGCCCTGCTACAACAGTAGATCATATCTGGCCACGTAGTAAAGGCGGTGATATGTGGAATCCAGACAACCTAATCTCGATGTGCAAAAAAGACAACAGCGCTAAGGGTGGGCGTTTTTTTAGCAGCAAGGCGACCCCCCCTGTCTTTTACGAACGTTCTCTCCCTGAGACAGTCCGAACAGTGCCAGACTCACCTTTTAGCAAACCAGACACGATCTAATCAATGCAGATTGATGCAGAAGTAATCCCGATCAAACGAGGGGTCGGGCTAATTGGAAGCACCACGCCAAGAATACATACGCCTTTACTTAAAGGTCTTACTAAATCTGCAGAGGTAACAGAATTGGCAGAGCAAATGGGCATGCCGCTTATCCCCTGGCAACGCTGGGTACTAGATGACATGTTATCTATAGACGATGCTGGCTTGTGGCGTAAAAAAACGTGTGTAATCCTTGCAGCTAGGCAAAATGCTAAAACGCATCTATCTCGCATGCTTATATTGAGTCATTTATTCTTATGGGATAGCAAGAATGTATTAGGCATGTCATCTAACCGCAATATGGCACTAGATACATTTAGGCAGGTTGCTTACATGATAGAAGATAACGAATTTCTAAAAAAGCAAGTAAGACAGATACGCCTGGCTAACGGACAAGAATCTATCAGCTTGAAAAATGGCGCTCGCTATGAGATAGCAGCAGCTACACGAGATGCACCACGTGGTAAGACTGCAGACTTTCTATATCTTGATGAGTTAAGAGAATGGACACCCGAAGCCTTCACAGCTGCATTACCAGTAACACGTGCAAGGCCTAACGCTATGACTTTAATGACAAGTAACGCAGGTGATGGTTTTAGCACAGTGCTAAATGATTTACGTGAACGCTCATTGTCTTACCCGCCAGAGAATCTAGGTTATTACGAATGGTCAGCACCGCAGCACTGCAAAATTACAGATCGTAAAGCATGGGCTATGGCTAATCCAGCATTAGGTCATTTAATTACCGAGCAGACACTAGAAGAATCGGTTAACACAAACAGCATAGAAGCTACACGTACTGAGATGTTATGCCAGTGGATAGATAGCGCAGTAAGCCCCTGGGTCTATGGCAGTATAGAGGCTTGCAGTGACAGTACTTTAGAAATACCTGTAGGCCCACAGACAATTATGGCATTTGATATAGCACCTACACGCAGATCGGGTGCATTAGTTATGGGTCAAGTTAAAGACGGCAAGATAGCAGTAGGTCTAGCACAGCTCTGGTCTAGTGATGTTGCCATTGATGAGATTAAGATGGCAAGTGATATAAACGAATGGGCTAGAAAATACCACCCGACTATTATCTGCTTTGACAAGTACGCAACGCAGACACTAAGCACACGCCTAGAGCAAAGCGGATGGAAGATGCAAGATGTCAGCGGCCAAGCCTTCTACCAGGCATGCAGCGATTTATCAGATGCTATGGCTAATAACAGACTTGTGCATTCTGGCCAAGCCGAGCTAGTACAGCATCTAAATAATTGTGCGGCTAAGACTAACGATGCAGGCTGGCGTATTATCCGCAGAAAATCAGCAGGTGATGTCACAGCTGCAATATCTCTGGCTATGGTAGTTAGCGAATTAACTAAACCGCAACGCACCGCTGCCATATTTGTTTAATTAGTACCATTTGTCCGTTTCGTGGTATATTATGCTGATATGGGTATATTGTCTGCTTTGGGTATAACTAAAACTAATAAAACCGTTGAAGCACAATACGCCCCTGCCGTTATGTTAGATTCTTATGGATTTAACAGCATAGGTACACCATTTGGCTACGGCCCAATAGATCGTGCATTAGCTGTGCAAGTACCAGCGGTTAACAGATGCGCCAACTTAATAAAAGGCGTAGTCGGATATTTACCGCTAAAACTTTACAAAAAATCTACAGGCGAAGAATTAGCATCGCCATTATGGGTAGATCAGCCAGATATTAGACAGCCACGATCTGTAACAATAAGTGCCACAGTAGATTCACTAATATTTTATGGGCAGGCCTTCTGGAGAATTACCGAGCTGTATGCCGATGACCTACGCCCTGCACGATTTGAGTGGGTAGCAAACACTAGAGTAACTGCACAAACTAATGCACAAGGTACAGAAATTTTGTATTACATGATTGACCAACAAAAAGTGCCTATGGTCGGTGTCGGATCACTTGTTACATTTCAGGGTCTAACGCAAGGCGTATTACAAACTGCAGGTCGCACAATACAAGCTGCACTAGATTTAGAAAAGGCTGCCGCTATATCTGCTGCAACACCTATGGCCACAGGATTCTTAAAAAACACTGGCGCAGATATGCCAGAGTCACAAGTACAAGGTTTACTAGCTGCATGGAAGTCTGCACGTCAAAATAGAAGCACTGCATACTTAACTAGCACATTATCTTATGAGCCTGTTGGCTTTAGTCCTAAAGACATGATGTACAACGATGCGCAACAATATTTAGCAACACAGATAGCACGTGCTATGAACGTACCTGCATATTACATAAGTGCAGATATGAATAACAGCATGACCTATCAGAATATAATTGATGGCCGTAAAGAGTTTGTAGCATATTCACTACAACCTTACATTTGTGCTATAGAGGACAGACTTAGCATGGATGATATTACAGCTCGTGGCCACACAGTGCGTTTTGCTATTGAAGAGTCATTCTTACGTGCAGACACAATGAAGCGACTAGAAGCGTTAGAAAAAATGTTATCTCTAGGTTTAATTACCGTAGAGGAAGCCAAAGAAATGGAAAACATGACCCCAGAGGGTAATGAGAATAGCAACGGTGAGTACATAAACAGCACTAAAGGAGAAAATGCATGAGTGATATACAACAAGCTAACATACCTGCAAGCACAGTAACGTTATTAACTTCTGCTGCTCGCACAGCTACAGTTACTGGCTCAGCGGTCACTGGATTAGCTGCAGCAAAACAATTAGTAATGCAGTTAAACGTAAGCGCAGCTAGCGGCACATCACCTACCTTAGACGTGGTAGTGCAGGACACAGTAGATGGCACAAACTGGAATACTATTGCTACATTTACACAAGCAACAGGCGTTACACGAGAAGTAATTAGATTAACTACTGCATTTACCGATCAGTTAAGAGTAGTCGGCACAATCGGTGGCACTACCCCATCATTTACTTTTGCAGTCTTAACATGGGCGGATTCAAATTGATTCTTACATTTAGTAGTGCGGTAGAGAGCGCAGATACAGAGCGCAGAATAATTGCTGGCAAAATTGTGCCATACGAAAGTGTAGGCAACACAAGTGCTGGCCCTGTTATGTTTGCTAAAGATTCTATAGATATTGGCGACCCTGGCAAAATAAAGATGCTTATGCAACACAAAGCAGATAAGCCAATAGGCCGCATGCAGAAGTTTAACAAAGCAGAAGATGGCATCTACGCTAGTTTTAAGATCAGCGCTAGCATGCAAGGCTCAGATGCTTTAGTGCTAGCTGCAGAAGATTTAATCTCAGGTATGTCTGTCGGTGTAGAAGTAATTAAATCACAACAGAAAAAAGATTATATTTATGTAACTAAGGCACAATTAAAAGAAGTAAGCCTTGTTGAATCACCAGCATTTACAGAAGCGCAAGTAACTAAAGTTGCCGCTAGCGAAGGCGAAGCGGATGCAACAAATCAACCAACTACGGAAAGCGAGGCACAAGTGGACAACACCACCGAGCCAACAGCAACACCAGTGGTCGAGGTTGCTCCAGTAGAAGCCGCACGTCCAACAATTAGTGCATCCTTCTACACAGAGCCACGCTCACCG